TGAATACCGCCTTGACGAGCTTTTTGACCAAAGAGCATAGCCCTTTCAATGTCAATTTTATGCTCACGTAGTTTATCAGCCCATAGCCTGCTCCACTCGTCTGCATACCCACGATAGCGAGTTGCATACGCTGTGTTTGTCATCTCAGCGGCTGTCTTAAAAATCTGGGTATACCCATAATTATCTTCAAGCTCTGTTGAGAAAACGTCAGGAGAACCAGAACCTTCCTCAAAGGAAGTACCAATTATCTGAGCCGCATCATTGTCAGCAAGAACATTGTATCCAGAAACGTTTGCGTTCGAGACATCAATAATCTTACCTGTGAATGAAGTTTCGCTACTACCATGTGTTACTGCTGAATCAACACGAACGACCACTTGCCCAATTCCAACATCACCTGTACGAGATGCAGTTTGAACAGCGATAACCATTCCTTTTAACAGATAGTCAACAGAGGCTCCACCAGCAGTGTCAACAGTAAACGCATAAGACGTACCTGCAGACACAGCAGAACCACCATTAACAGCTCCTTTCAAAAGAAGAGAACGGTCAGTAAAGTTGATTTTATTACGATTTTCCAAGTAACGAAATACTGGATCATCGGTAGGTGCTTTGGCTACTTGAGAAAGATACACGAAGAATGGAGATTCTTCAGGGGCTAATTCTGCTACCCTGTCTCCAAAATTAAATATCCGTCTCCTGTCAGGAGCCTGACCTACACCAGCAGAGGTGGTAGAAGCTGTGATATCACTGGACTTTAAAGTTCCAGTATTGTATGATATTGCCATTTTATTACCTCTTGGTTTGTGGTTTGTTTGTTATGTCACGGTAATCGCAAAGAGCCACTATTGCCCATGACGGCATCAAAAATCTTATCAGTATCATTTTTTTGTGATGTCTGAGGTTGACCTTGAAGAACGCCAGCAGTTCTAGGAGCTTGTTTTGCCGCATTTACCGCTTCCATTGTATCGTTGTTAGCAACGGATTGACCGTTTTGCATCTGCCAAAGCTTTACTAGGTTATTCAAACCTACTTGTTCTTTTGGTTTTGTAGTGAATTGTAAGAACTCTTGAATGTCGCTATCAGACATTTTATACGTTCCTCTCAATTCATTTACAGTATTTTGCATTTGCATATCAGCTTGTATCTGTTGCTGTTGTTGGGATAACGCAGAAGTCAATCTCTGATTTACTAACGATTCTATCTTATTGTTTACATATCGCCCTGATTCAGAGTTTTCATCTGTAAAAGCATCCCAAGGATTGAAATCATCCTTCCCGACACTAGGTTCGTTTTGCTGTTGAGCTTGTGGTTGAGCTATACCGCTTTCAAGTGCCTGTACCAAGTCAGGTCTCTGCTCCAATAACTGAAGTATTTGTGCTCCTTGTTGTAATCTTGCATTTTCAGCTTGTGACCGATCATACATAGATTGGAACTTCTTAGCTTCAGCTTCATAATCCATTGAAGTAGCTGGTTCTTGTACTGGTTCTTGAATTGTATCTGGATTTTCAGGCCCAGATTGTTGATTTACGATATCTTCCACGAAATTCTCATTAGTTACGACTTGATCGTTTTGGACATTTACTTCCTGTTGTTCTGTTGTAGACATAGTCTCTCCTTAGATGTCTCTAGGCCTCAGGAGTAGAACTGACTTTTCTCTGAACATCTTTCAGATTACTAGCCAATTTCTCCACCTCTAGCTTCACCTCGTTTTCTAGTTTACTACGTTGCACTCTTCTGTCAGCCTTAGATTCTGAAGAAACTTCAGATAGTCTAGATTTAAACTTTTCAACCTCGACTCTTTTTCTATCACTGACAGACTCTCGTTGTGCGGTTTGCAAGTCACCCTGCAAATTCTTTATCTGATCCTGCATCGCTTGAACTTGTTGTTGCAGTAACTGCTTCTCTTCTGTTCTACGCATAATACCTTCCTTATCAAACAATTCAGGATTCTTTTTTAATACTTCATACCTATCAACAATTCCCATTTGAAACGCCTCTAAATACACTGCAAGTTCTGCATACTTACTAGAGGGCATTGTTGAACCCGGCTCAATTCTTATATCATGCTGTTCTAAGGCATGACGTTCTTTCTTTAGGTCTAACACGGCACCAGAAACGTCTGTGTAAAAATTTGCCATAACTTCTGTTATGTTGTTATTTGGCTGTGCTAAACGAAAAATCTTTTTATAAGTGTAGTGACCTTTAGACAGGTTATACAAAACCTTACCCAATTTATTAATACTAAACTCTATATCTCGAAGTTTAGACTTTGGTCTTTCGCTTCCTAATGCAATCATTCTTTCTGTTGCTCTCATTGTTTCCGGTGCTTTTTCTGCAAAGCCATGCATCATTTCTGGAAGACCAAATATAAAATCTATATAAAACTCTGACTGCTGTATTAATCTGTAAAACTCACCAGCTAACGGTTGAGGGGCTGGGTAGTGCGGCTCGCCTTGGGATGAGTCTACTTCTATAACAGCGTTGGGATTCGCCCAGTCTTTTTCGAGTTGATTTACGTCCTCCACACTACCCAAAGGTACTAATAATTTTAAACCTGCTGAAGCTTGTGCATGCGACAAAGCCAATGACCAAAGTTTATTTAACAATCTTTGCATAGGTCGTGCCCTAGAAATATCTGATTTTGGATAAGGGGTGCCAGTCCAGATATTTGGAAGGGGTACAATAGGATACTCATCTGTATTCAGTGTTTGTTCATAGAGCACCACCTCGCCCATAGATGCACAAACCTTTACACGAGTTTGTAGCACACGCACCGCTGTAAACGCACCTATGTCAAAAGCTTCAGAGTTTTCTTGAAAGAAAGCAGTGTATTCCTCTTCAGACAATATATCTTCTTCTTGAGTCTTCATATTAATAATTCTAAAATAAGGAACTTTAATTTTATAAAATCTTTCTAATACTTGATATTTTTTTACTTGATAATAATCTTTATCTTTTACTTCTGCCGGAGTAAATACCGTCATAGAATTTTTATTACTAGAAGAAGGATAATCTTCTTCATCATACGTAAAACCAGCAATGTCATTAATTATTCCGGGAATAGTTTCCCCTGTTGCGGGGTCTGTAGTATCTCCCAATTCTGGGTAGAGGTTAACGGCTTGCTCACCTGTAAGGATGGTGGAAAGGATTATACCATCTGAATCGCTAAACCAACGATCACGAGAGCTCGGAGAAGCATATACTCTGAATGGGTCAACATAGGTAAACTTAACGTCACCTCTACCAAAATCTGATTCCGCATCAATGTAAGCATACAAGTAACCCATACCAGTGGTAGCATAGTCCTGTATAGCCTGTTTCATTTGCCAGTCTCCATCAGACTTCTGCCAAACATAACCCATTACCGTTCTCCACAATGTAGCAACTTGCACATCAGAGTCTTCTCTAGGGGTTATTGTAAATGCAGGAGGCCTTGACGTAAGTACTGCTTTAAATTTTTCTATTGCCGCAGAAACCCTATCCATTGGTATATCTGCCTGATTTCTAGAAGCCAACTCATCTGACTCGTCTTGGCTAAAATGATTTCCTAAATAAAAATCAATATCTTGACGTGCTTCTGTGTCCCAGTCAGCTCGTGAGTCTCGCCATTGGCGATATAACTCATCATTGTATAATGCTCTTGGGTCTTGTTCCATAGGTTAAAAGGGCATGCCCCTCATCATTATCATTCTCTGTAACATTTGTCTTTTCATCTCCTCATCCGCACCTTGCTCCATCTTTGGGTCTTGATAATCTAAAGACTCCGCACCTTCCAATAAACCTTTTAACTTCATTAGCTGTAGTGTTTTTTTAGCTTTATTTATAGTGTCTTGCCTTATGCTGTCCTGCAACATCATAGCTTGGTCTCTTACTCCTAACTGACTACCTTCATACATGGAAGGGTCTGCTTGTCTAGCATCAATCTGCAATGGGTCTCTAGGTTGAGGTGGCAATGAAATACCTTCTTCCACAGGGCCACCATCTTCATATCCCATCATTTTCTTCTTTTTAGCCATTCCACCATATCGCATACCCATTAATGAGTCTTCTACCATGCCACCGTCTTGCATATATCCCATACGGTTTCGCACCATTTCTGGTAGCTTACCTAAACCGGGATTGCCTTCTGGTACTGCTTTTAACTGTCCACCTTTTTGGTAGCCCATCATTTTATCTACGGAACCACCATGTCCATATTGCTGTACCGTTCCTCCACCAGCGTAGTTTGGCTTAACCATTCCACCACCATACATCATCTTCATATTGCTCATGGTAGCCATGTCAATAATTCTATCAATCGCAGAGTGTCCACCTTCTTCTGGCATATCGTTCAACTTGTTCAACATAGGAACTCCTATCATATCTACGGCTTCTTTGCGAATAACAAATTCACCGGGTGTTAATTTTGCTTTTACTGTATCTGTTGTTCCGGGCATTAGCCTTTTACCTCAAAATGCGGAAAATCATCAAAGCGATTGTCCATTACTTGAAAATCTTGATCCCAGTCTCCACCCCATCTTAGTTTATGCCCCATGCCCCTAGCAATGCCAAGAACGAACCCAGCAAAGAGCGTTTGCCGTTCTCGGTCTTCCCAATCCACAGGATAAGGGGTAACGTCAACGGCTTTAGAAGGGCTAGAGTTATGCCGACCATTAGGATACTTAACCTTAGTGCGTTTTTCATCATATAGTTTATTTTGCCTTTCCTTACTTCTATGACCTTCTAGAATAGAGCAATCTACGTGCTTAATGACTTCATTAAACACATCTTGCAATCTTTGATCACAGGTTGATAATCTTTTCTTTGATGTTGATGAGTACCTTGGCATGTGTGTATTTTGCTATACTATGTTAATAATAAAAAGGTTTACAGTGCAATACTTTAAAACCTAGAACCCGTCATCCAATTATATGCTTTATTTTGCATTTTTCGTATTGGGTGGTCATCTGTATCTTCTAAAGAATTTGTTTTTGTTCTTGAGCTTTTAGGAGCCCGTGCAAAGTAATCTGCATAGTACAAAGCATCCATAACGTCATCGTTTCTGGGTTTAGGGTGTTCGAAGAACTCATCTACTAACTCTGTCATTTCTCTTTGGATATATAACTTCTTAGAATTGACAATAGGGCCAAGAGTGGTTTCCAACCTATCTTGTTTTTTAATTCTATTCGGAGGCTTAACTCCCTTAAATATACCCGGAAGAAGTCTTTTCTCTGTTGCGGAAAGCCGTGTAACCATATCCCGAACCATCTCTTGTGCCGCAACTGTTTCAATCGTAACTCTACGTACTGGCGTATACTTATTCGCCAAGCGTATAATTTCTTTGGGAACGTCAAATGTAGGTATTCGCTCACGGAAATACTCCAAGACATACCGATTATTGCTGGAATCAATACCCATAACAAGTATGACTTGGTAATCAGAAGTCTCTGAAGCTGTTGCCGCAAGGTCAACACCCATGTAAATATTGATCGGGGTTGCATCATCACCGTCTATAAGATAATTAAATTTATTCTTACATTCAACTCTTCCGTTGTAGTATTGTATTCTATCTATTTTAAAAGAAGCACTGGTAACGTCTCTTGCATCATTCATATACTCTTGAGCAAATTTATTTACCAACCCAGCCTCAATAAACTCTCGTTTCTTTGCTTCTAATTTCTTTTTAGAAAACTGAGACTCCCATAACGGCTTACCATCTTCTATTGCTCTGTAGAAGTTTACATCCCAAGGGTATTCTCTTTTGTCTTCTTTTGCTTTTTTCCAACCATCATACGTCATTTGCAAGTAAGAGTCGTAGTGCACAATAGTCCCAGAAAGCCATATCCACCCTTCATTCCCCGGAGTTTCTTCTAAGGCAGGGTACACTGTGGATACGATCCACTTCTTGATGTCTGCACGCCTTTCTGGCGTTTTAGTGTTAAGTTCTGATTCAAAGTCGTCTAGTACAATACCAGTATATCGCACATCTACCTCTGCTCTACCTCTAAGTCTTTGTGATGTACCCTTAGATATTACCCTGTCACCTTTAGGTGTAACTAAATCTTTTTCTGTCCAGCGTTTGCCAACACTACCGCCATCCATGTTACCAAAGTAGTATCGTATCATCTTGTTGTTTTCAAAGTGAGAGCGGATATACTTCAGATGGTCTATAGCCTGTGACTGTTCTTCCGATACCCATGCAATAAAATGCTGGTCTCCCTCTTGTGCAAAGCACAGCTTATGCATAATAGCCGCTTTCGCTACTACTGATTTACCATGACCTCTAGGAATGATGTTACAGATACGAGCACCGGGTGCAGTATCTATCATTTTTTCAGCCATTTCGTAGTGAAAGGGTGCTGATTCAGACTTTTTTAGGAAGTCATTAGGTAAGAAGGCCCTGCCAAAGTAGATAAGGTTTTTGTATGCTTTTGCTAGTACCTCATCTTTTTTCTCCATCTCTGATGGGGGTGGGGTAATAGTAAAACTCATTCAGATAATTGTTTCTTTGTTTCTGGTATCATACCCTGTTCAAATGCT